TGTAATACCTGTATTGATCTCTTCGTCGCTGTACTCGAATAGTTCACATTGACACTCCCAAACATAGTTTCTACCTAACTGATAGAAAGGTCTTTCTACTTCTACAAATTTTATTTCAAACAAATGTTTAGTTATAGGAAACCAAATTAAGTCCCCTTCGTTGGGTCTGCCTTCGACGTTAAGGACTGTAGAATCATCCACGTTTTCTTTAAATTTTTCACGGGAGAATATAAAAGTTGTCTTGTCTTCAATACGGATTCCAAATTTTGTAAGTAACTCACCTTGTCCTTCCCATCCTTCAACATTATTGACGTAAGCTCTGATAGGTTTCGCTGACTCAAATTTTCCATCCGAATCTTCTTCAAAGATTGAATCTTGACTGACAATCGTTCTCGGAACATAGTAAATGTCTTGCCCATAAATCTCGATACTTTCTACAACTAAGTTTTCAATAAATTTTTGCTCCTGTGCAGAAGCATTTGCTTTCAATCTTCCTGCACTAGCATAGTTAGACTGAACGTAATCTTGAGCTGGTGAATTCTGTATTGCCATATTAGCCTACAATATCCAATGGTGGTGTTTCATAACGATCACGAAGATCTTTTTCAAGATCTGCCTTGAACTGACTAGCATCTTCAAGGATTTGACGACCATTAAGAGTCACCCCACCTAACATTTGAATACCATCATACTTGCTTAAGTTTCTACCCCACTGCTGTTGGAATAGTGCCTCAACATAATCCTTCAACCAGTTATCATTATACATGTCTGTATAGGTATCTGGATCTTGACGCATTGTCATGTCTACCATTATATAGTCTCCTACTGTGAGGTCGTCCCAGTCAAAGTCTAAGTAAAGTCTATTGGAATGTTCATTCCATTTAACTCTTCTATTTGCTTGAGAGTTAGTAACAAAGTCAAGAGTTTCTAAGTATTGAGATGTTAGGAAATAGTGTAATATCTGTCCATGAGTCATAGAGTAGATATCATTTAAAAATATTTGATATTTAATATTGAAAATATTACCTGGTACTATACTTGATGCACCTATGTTTGTATATACATGGTTAACACCTAAAGTACCTGGTGGTGTAGATACGTAATTATCTTGTCCATACCAAGGAGTTGATCCTTCTTGAGTAAATCCTTTTGCCTGTGTTTTGATAGCTTCAGTAACTTCAATTCTCATAAAGGTTTGAATACTACCATTGTAATGATATTCTTGGTAGTAATCTATTGCCTCTTCTATCAAATCATCTAGTTGTTCAGTCGCAACGTTAATATCTATCGTAGGATATCCTAATCTACGAAGAGCATAGTCTTTTAATTCTGTTTTACTTGCAGGTCTTGTAGCAGACATAGTTTATTAACCGAATGAACTGATAGTTAAGTTAGTTACATCATTAGCACCAACTGTTTCTCCTTTCTTGAAGAATCCAGATACATTATCAACAGTCACAGAGGTGGAATCCATCGCTGTGATAACTCCTGAACTATTAGAAGTTGTTCCAGTCAGAGTTGCTCCGATCTCCATAGTTGTGATGTCGGATAGACTGAAGGTAGCATTAGTGAATACAGTTGCAACGTTAACAGTTGCGTTAGTAAAGATTGTAGCAATGTCAATTGTAGCTCCGTTTCCGTGAATAGCTGATACTGGAATTGTACATCCATTTCCGTGTATAGCAGATACTGGGATTGTACATCCATTACCATGAATTGCTGTTGCATCGAATGTAAGAGAAGCAGCACCGCCACCACCAAGTTGAGCATCAGCAATTGTGATTGTCTCATTAACAATGAAACCAGCTCCATCATCTGTGACAGTGATGGAATCAACAGTACCACCGACTCCAATAACAACGGAGAATGTTGCATTAGCACCTGATGCCTGAGTAATATAATCAGATGTTCCTATGGTATAAGTGCCAGGTGTTCTTGCTGCGTCAGTTGCACCAAAGTTTCCTACAGTCTTAATACCAGATGCATTAGCGTTAACAATAGTTATAACTTCAGATGCTGCATATCCAGATCCATCGTTATTAATTGTAACTCCTGTCACAACTCCATTGTCTACAGTTATGTCTGCAGTTAGTCCAGTACCAGATCCAGATGATGTGGTAGCAATTGCAGATCCTGCTGAATATCCTGTTCCTCCTGTGGCAATTGTTCCTAGAGTTTGAACACCAGATGCGTTAGCATTTGTGATTGTGATAGTATCAGAAGTTGTAAATCCAGTACCATCATTATTGATTGCTGCTGCTGTGACCGCACCAGAGGCATCTACAGATGATATGTCAATAGTAAAGTCTGATCCAGATCCATCATTGGTTGTTGCGATTGCAGTTCCAGTTGAGTATCCTGTTCCTGCTGTAGCAATAGATCCAAGAGTCTTAACACCAGATGCGTTAGCATTGACGATTGTTATTGTATCATCAACTGCGTATCCAGATCCTGCAGCGTTTATTGCTGCACCAGTAACAACACCGTTTGAAGTTGTCAAGTTAACTGTCAATCCTGATCCAGAACCAACAGTTGTTGTAGCGATAGCAGTTCCGTTTGCATATCCTGTACCACCTACAAGTGTGTCAACTGTCGCTGCTCCACCTGCATTAGGGTTCGTAATTGTGATTGTATCACCTGCAGTATATCCTGTTCCTGCAGCGTTAATAACAACGTTTGTTATTGCTCCGTTTCCATCAACTGTAGTATTGACTGTTAGGGCATCATCACCAGATCCAGAGTTTGTTGTAGCAACACCATTCGTTGCTGTAAATCCACCAACACCACCTGATAATGTACCCAAGTTAAGAGTATCAACACCACCAAGATTAGAGTTAGGAATTGTTATTGTTTCTCCTATAACGTAATCAGTTCCTGCTTGATTCAATGCAATTGCTGTAATAACACCATCAGCATTTACTGTAGTATCAACTGTCAATCCAGTTCCTAATGCAGATGCTGTTGTAGAAACGTTTGTGCCAGCTGTGAATCCACCAACACCACCTGATGATATTGATCCAAGAGTGACAACTGAACCAGGTGTAGGATCACCAGATAGATTTAGTTTTAATGTAGTAGAAGTTGCAAGATTATTCAACATTGCCTTGAGTTGCTCAAACGCATGATCAAGTTTTGTTTGTACTCTTGCTTCTGTATGATATAGATTAGTTCCTTCTGGAAGGTTTGTAGTAGACTTCTGACTTAGATCTAAGTTTGCACCAGTAGCAGCAGCAACTCTTGCATCTGCTCTTGAGTCTGTAAAGAATACTTGTGTGGATCCTTCTGTTATATTATCAGTATTGATATCTGACTGAGTTACAGCAAGTCCACCTGCACCATCATGCTCAATACCTGTGCCATATGTAAAGTGTCCTCTAGTTCTCGCAGCAGTAGTGTATAGATTTGATGTTCCCTCAGATAAATTATCAGTATCATGGTTATTAAGATTCGCTGCTTGAGTTGCAGTTCCAGTTAAGGTTCCTGTAATTGCAGTGATATTTGCACTATCACCATAAATTGCATTATACCTCTTACTGTTAGAACCTAAACTATAAGTTGAGTTTGACTCAGGTTCTATAGTTTTAGAAGTAGTAGTAGATGCTAAAAGATTACCAGTGACATTTCCTATTACATTACCAGTAACAGTATCAATAGCAGCAGCGTCAGCGTGAATGTTTGCCCATTGTACTGAAGAAGTACCTAAAGTATAGGTTGAATTTAACTCAGGAACTATAGATTTTGCTTGAGTAGAAGATGCTAAAAGATTACCAGTAACATTTCCTACTACATTACCATTGACTGTGGTAATAGTAGCTGCAACACCGTAAATGTGTGCCCATTTATTACTACTGCTACCTAAATTATAAGTTGAATCTGTCTCAGAAATGATAGTCTTAGCAACAGTGTTAGCTGCTAAAAGATTACCAGTAAGATTTCCGACTACATTACCATTTAATGTTCCTCCTGACTCTAAAGTAATATCATCAGCATGGATATTTGCCCATCTTAATGAAGTAGTACCTAAAGTATGTGTTGAATCTGTATCAGGAACTATAATTTGTGCTTGAGTCTGTGCTGCTAAAAGATTACCAGTTAGATTTCCTATTACATTACCTGTAGTGGTATCAATATTTGCAGTATCAGCATGGATTCCTGCCCACTGTTTAGTGCTAGAACCTAAATTATATGTTGAATTTGTCGCAGGTTCTATAGTATTTGCTTGAGTTGTAGATGCTAAAAGATTACCTGTAACATTACCGATTAAATTACCTGTGGTAGTGTCAATATTTGCAGTATCAGCATGAATCTGTGACCATTGTAAACTGCTAGAACCTAAATTATATGTTGAATTAGAAGCAGGAACTATAGTTTTGGCATTAGTTGTAGAAGCAGAAAGATCACCAGTAAGATTTCCTATTACATTACCAGTCATGGTATCAATAGCTGCAGCATCAGCATGGATATTAGACCATTGTAATGACGAAGTACCTAAAGTATAGGTTGAATCTGTCTCAGGATTTAGATTCTTAGCGGTTGAGGATGATGCTACAAGATTACCTGTTACATTACCAATCAAATTACCTGTAGTAGTATCAATATTTGCAGTATCAGAATGAATCTGTGACCATTGCTTAGTGCTACTACCTAAATTATAAGTTGAGTCAGTCGCAGGTTCTATAGTATAAGCATCAGTAACTGATTTTGTAAGATCACCTATGAAAGCTGTAGCAGTAATTATGTTAGAAGCAAAATTACCACTTGTATCACGTAAGACTAAGTTGTTAGCAGCGTTGGTAGCAGAAGATGCAACGTTAATTGTAGTATTACCAGATACACCATCAGCATTTGTTAGCGTAATACCAGAAGATGCTGTGACTTGGAACGTACGATGATCATATGTGTTCGCAGCAGTCCTGACCATATATCCTGTACCAGTCTGTGCAGCAAGTGCAGTTATATCAGCATCGTTAAATGTGACTGAGAGTGTAGGATCAGAACCACCATTGATTGATACTGAGCCATCTACTACACCATCAATAGTAAGTGTTCTAGCAGTCTTCCAAGTATCAGCAGTTGATGCGTTTCCTAAGAATCCTGCAGCAGCACCAGTTCCAGATGCAGCAGTTATTTGTCCTGCAGAGAAATTACCAGATGATCTAGTTACAACACTATTACCAGTTGTGTCTGTAGCACTTGTGTTTAATCCATCAAGTAAATCTGCGTTAAGATTATTGACCTTAGTTGTAGATGCAACTACTAATGGTGCAACACCCTGAGCAAGTTGAGAAATTATTTGACCATCAACTGTTGCTGTACCATCAACATTTAAGTTATTATCAATATCAACAGATGTACCTGCACCAGTTACATGAAGTGAACCTGCTCTAAGAGCACCATCAGTACCAGAGAAAACTTCGCTATTATTAGTAGCAGT